GTCGTATTGAGATTGCCGTCATATAGAGTTAACTTTGAGCCGGTAGGAGCTGTCGAACCTGAAAAAAGGGAAACCATCAGAGTACTCCCGGCCTCAACCACTGGAATATTTACCAAGCGCCCACGGATATAATTGTATAAATATAGTTTATTAATATTGTCCTGAGCCGGCGCCAGTGAGCTAGAATAATAGAAATTTTCTCGATCGTCTGAAACACGCGAATCCCAGCGGGCCTCAATCACAGGCCGCTTGAAGAAAAATTCGCTAGATCTCGCAAAAAACTTCTTGGTATAATAAGATTGCTGTGCACCATTCGTATTGTTGATAATTTTTCCTGTGTCGGCCCCCGTAGAACTAGAAAAATAAGCTTCCTCACTAGCTGTTAACCGCAAGCCCAACCCATAATTGCTGTAGGTGCCGTCAACCCACTGTTCTACAATACGAGTTATGTCTAATTCAACGTCTTCAAAGCCCTGTGCAAAATTAATAGTATAAGTTGAACCCGGATCCTGCGTGATATAATCTCCCCCAATGTTGGTCCACGTGGTAGAGTCATCGGACTTGATCCAATTAGAGGCTCCCAGATCCTGGTAATTGTCCATGTCAAGTCCGGTTCCCTCTACCCAAGAGCGCGAAACCGGTGCCACAGTCAAATTAAAGTCCTGTGGAAGAGTAAACGGATGAGCGGCGTTAAACATCCTAAGATAGAAGGATACGCTTCCGCTAGCTGGGATAGTGCCGGCCGTTCTATCGGCCGTAATAGAAGTAATCGGGAATCGTACTAGAGTTCTCGATAGTTCCTGGGATTGTCCCGTCGTGCCCGATACTTGTCCATAAATTGAAAAGATTTCTAATGAATCGGCATAACCCATATTTGAGCCAGTTCCACGGGTAGCAAGATCCGCTTCAAAAGCATTTGTGATAGTATTGTCGATGTCTGCGACATACCTGGCAATTGCCATTATCTTACAGATCCTTGAATGTCATTGTTGGGAAACTTTAATTCAAAAATTGTAGTCTCAGCGGCATTGATTGAGCGTCCGTCGGTTGACATATTGCTCTTAAAGTCATAGTTGCTCTCCGAATAAGGGCCGCCTTGTTTTTCCACTATCTGGACATCATAGACATCTAAAATCCCCTTCACCTTTAACAATTCTCTATAAACATCTGTTATTAAAAGTCTCTCCCCAATCTCATAGGGGTTATTATTATAGAACGTTGCTAATCTCGAACTGGCCCGACTAAGCACCGTGTATCGATTTGCATTAGCTTCTAAAGTAATCTGATACTTGATTCCAAAATTTACTATTTCAGCGTCGAGGATGTCTATAGTATCATTGATCATTTTATACTGAGTTATCCAATTTTTTATATTAGTTTTTAGCATAGAGTTAGCAGCCACTAGCTTGGCGCTTGTATCTGTTGAAATTACATATAAATTTAAGTTTCTTTTGAACTCGGAGAAATCTTTTACAATACGTGCACGATGAATAGCGCCGAACTTTCCAGGCATCCCATATACAACTGCTTGATAATCTTCAGCAGTTACCGCTCGATTTTGTGTTGCAAAATAACTCCTAACTCTTTCCTTGACCTCGGCTGAAGAAGGAAGAGAAATACTTCCAACAAAAGGTTGTTCATTTGTTACTTCCATAGACCCAGCTACACCGTTTCGTGTGGCCAGGGGGAGGGATCCTTGATTAAGAAATTTAAAGTTCGCTGAATTAATAATAGTAATAGTGTTTATAGCAGCGTTTACATCGCGGTTGGAATTCATCCTATAGGCAATCCTCAATGTTGTGTTTGACGGCGCCACCCCAAACTTGTCAGTACTTATAAGTTTTGTGGGATCAAAATCAGCATCTGTAATATAATCTTTGCCGTTCAAGTCCAGCATCAAATGGGTTGGATCCAAAACTGAATTACTTAACAATTCAGAGTCTGACCCGTACCCAAACTGCAAAAATGAGTCAATAGATGTTTGTTCTAAGACAAACCTGCGTGCTGCCGGAACAGCTTTTAAAATACTAGGAACTGTTGCTCGACTAGAATCTGTATTGCGAATAGCTTTATAAATAACATTTTGAGATAGATTGTCGACTTGAACATACTCATGCCCTTCTGTATCCACCACACTTATGATGTCGGTCACATTCGCATTAGATAAACTAATTTTTAAAAACCTCTGGAAGTTTCCTACTTCACGCTCTTCCACAACTGCATGCCCGGAAACAGCGCGACCAAGTGCTCTAATAATGTAAGATATTGCATTACCATTGGTTGTATTAGCCTCGCCGGCGACCATCGAGTTAGACGGCGACGAAAAGTCTACGTCTTCCAATAACGTGTATGATCCACCGCCGGCGGAGCCGAGTACAGAGCCTGCCTTCAAAACGCCAGCATACCTCAAGTCCGGCCCGCCGCCGACGCTAGCTGCTGGAACTTTGATATAAAAAGTTAAAATTCCTAAAGATGAGGAACTTCCCGGGAGGCGAAAACCAAATTGGCGTGCATGACGCACAACATTAGTGTACTGTATGGCCGAATCTAGAAAACTCTCGTTCGCCTGGTAGTCAACATAAAATGACAGGATATCTCCAACATAGGAAACGGTGTCCAGCATTAATGAACCAAATGAAGCTTCACTAAAATCCTTATAGGTATTAGGATAGTATCGGCGGGCGTAATTTTCTAAATCTTCCCTGATCGAATCAAAGTCTCGACTAGTATAATCTATTGATTGTAGTTTCTTTGGCATTGAAAAGTCCGTTAGTAATTAGTTATCAAAATCCAATTTTAAGCGTAGTAGATGATTGTAAGGGAACAATTGTAAAATGTATAGAAATCGATAAATCGTGTGGATACAAATCTGGCTCGTTTTCTGGTACTGAAAAATCAATCTTATTAACCTGTATAAAAGGCATATACCGACCTGTTTGTTCCAAAATACGATCATTAATTTTTGCGTAGGTACCGGGAGCATTCTGTTCAAAAAGATACGCTTTTAGTCCAACCCCAAAATCTGGATTCATAATCCTTTCTCCAGGCACTGTCAATAAAAGCATTTTAAAATTTTGTTTTGCCAACGCGGTATAACTTTTTATCAAACGATATGGCCCATCGACTTTATCGATGGCCAACGGCAATCTTGGTGAAAGTCCTGACATACTACTAACTCCTCTCTATAATTAACACTGACTCGGAGTTTCTTCCTCAGAAACATTAGTCATTGGTTCCGCAGACTCGTCCTGGTCGTCCTGCATAGCCTCATCTAGCGCGTTCTTCAGCAACATCAACAACAGATAGACAATCCCGAATGGGCCGGGCGGCAACATCAAGAGGCCCAAAAATGTTCCCGTAAAGTCTACACCCTCCATACTTATTCGAGGGAATAAATTATCTTTAATTGCCTCCGGAACATTGTTTCTTGGATCGCGGGGATCCTCTTGGCCTTCTTGATAGGTGAGATTGTCCCGTGTCATTCCGGGTCCGCCGGGAGCCGGGTTCACGAGGCGGTTCCCTAGGAAAACTGCGCCGGGGACCATGAGGCCGGCCTTACCCAGGAAAAGATCTGAATCGATCGCCGGAAGACGGCCAACTGTATTCAAAGGACTTCCATCTCGGGCTTTGCCACCATCGACAGCCAATTTGCCATCACCAAGCACAAAGCCTGCTGCAGCAATTTCCATAGCAGTTCCTAGCGCGCAGAACACAAGCTCCATCACCTTTTCTCCAGTAATGTTTGGGAAGGGGCCCACTCCGGGTTGTGGTTCCGCAGCAGCAGCTTCTGCGGCTGCGGTCAACGCAGCAACGAGAGCGCCCCATGTGTTAGGACCAACTATACCATCCCACTCGGTGGGGTCATCGGGGAAGGAATCAGTCTGGAATTCTTCGACTGCAGCTTTTGTTTCATCGCCAAAATCGCCGTCCACACCAAATTGGGTAAGTGCATACTCCAGTCCATTAGGGGAGTCTCCGGAAAGCTTTGCCTGCAGGATCCGAACATCTTGAGATGGAGCCGGCGGGTTACCCTTTCGCAACACCGTATCTGTCGGAAGTTCATCGATCTCTGTAAGGGCTGCACTCAATTCTGCTGCTTTCCTGGCATTAGCTTCGCTGATTTCCGTCTGGGCACGGACAAACTCCGATATATCTACACCTTCGTCCGGTGTTGCCGGCGCNCCGCCGANGACGACGGCTTTGCTTTCAAGCCACGCAATTGACGCGGTATCGTTCACCTTCGTATAATTGTAGGCACGGTCCCACTTACCGCGGTACTTCGCTTTGAGCCCAAGCCACTCTCCCGCAGCGTTCTTAGCATATGCAAACTTGTCCACACCTGGTACCGCGTACTCTGTAATTCCTGTTCCTCCTGGTACCACGATCGGCTCGACGCCCTCAGAGGCAAGATATTCATCCCAGCGCGGTGATGTAGCCTTGGACTCAAGCTCTTCTTCTTTTGCCCGATTAGGGTCGGGTTGCGAAAGATTTATCCACGGACTATCCGGGGGGCTCTTGTAGCGCACAAGCCACTGGCGCGGATTGCCATACGTAGGCGCCCCCGAGGCGTCCGGTATACGTGCATACTCATATGTGTCGTCGCCAGGGAGAACCATCGCTACGGTGCCGCGGGGCAGGCCCGGTACCTGGGAGGGGGGTAAACTCTGTCCCTCCCCCTGGCCCAGGCCGGCTAGTGGTGAGTCATTGGCAGCTGCGCGGTTCGATTCGTCAGCCATGTCCGCGGCGGCAGCGTCGCGCGCAGCCTGGGCTTCTTGTTCCTCGGCAGCTTCTTCA